TTTAAAGAGATACGAGACGATCTTATTGCGGCTTGTAGGTCTAAATCCATTGACACTGCTGGCATCATGACGTTCGGTGATGGGCTTTACAATTGGTCCGACAAAATACCAATTCGGCCCGATTATGAATACATCCCCCAGAAGGAGCATGAGAGCGACGAGGTTACTTACGAAACCCAAATGCTCGGAGCGACCACCCTGGTTAGTTCTGTTCAAGCCGACAACGTCTCGCAAGCCGTAGTGCCACCGTCTAACGACGGCCCGCGTGCTGAGCGTGTAATGGGAATGAAACAGAGTATTCGACACATCTGCCGTCGAGCACACATGAATTATTATTTCCCTCGCGAAGCTTCAGACGCCCAGAATCGGGTCATTCCCATGCACAGCTTTTATGCTAACGTGCCTTTGAGTGGGATTGACACTGGCTGGCGCCGATCTGGTTTGAGCCATTGGGCGGCCCCCTTTCGTGTTCGCCATGACAGCCCCGTCCTTACCTTTTTGGGGTCCGCTGGAGCCACTTTAGCCTACAGAGCTTACTCTGAAGGTTTTGGTGGCAACAACGGCTTCAATTTTGGTCAGGCTTTCGGCAGAGACCCCGACCCTACGCTGGATACTTGGTTTGGGCCCGTTGATTACGGCTCTGAGGAATCTGGAATCATAATGGTCAAAACCGCTTTTACGACCGCCACTAACACACTTCTTTTGCCAAAGAAGAGTGATGACAATGGCGCGAGCTATAACAACGGTTTTATTTTCCTGCGACTTGACCCTTTGCCGTTACAACCCGGCCGGGTTGTTGGTTATGCCCAGTTTGGTGATAACTCTAGATTTGGTATGCTTTATGCAGTTCCAAACCTTAAGCTTAATGCTGTTATACAGCCACCAGACACATACCCCACGGCCCTCGGGATGGAATCCAAGGACGTTGAGTACGAGTACCAGATGGGCCAGGCTGTGTCTTATAACCGTAACATAAACATAGCCAACATAACCGACTCGGCCATGGACATTGGTGGTTCCGATGAGTTTGAGAATGGACAATCTGTCGATGCTAAAGCGAGTATGGACAAACACAACATTGGTGTTTCATACATGGCGTTCCAACGTCGTGCGTTTCCGATGTTGTCGAACGGCTGTAACTTGACACAAGCACAACACCTTGCCATCGAACCCGGTGGCACTGTTGGTGCCTTACCTGAGGTTATGTCGACATCCACCGACGAGATGTCGATTGCTCACCTTACGCAGTTGAACTATTATCAGACCTTTATAGTTCCAACGTCTGCAGAGAGTGGTGACGTGATTGCTTTCGGCCAGATTACGCCGACGCCCAATCTACTCACCGCGCGGCTTGGCGACACTTTACAACCACCGATCATAGAATACACTTCAAGTAAGTTTTCTTTCTGGCAAGGCGGACTTAAGTATCGATTTTCGGTGTCTAAAGCCCAGGTGGCCACAGGGCGCTTAGCTGTGGTGTTACTTTATGGCAAAACGTCAGTGCCAGCAAGTCTTCCGAATGTCATGGGCCAATACGCTCATGTCCTCGATTTGACTTCTGACAACTTGACTTTTGACATTGAAGCCCCATATCGCTCAGTGGTTCCCCGCCTGAACGTGGCGAGTGGAGCAGTCAATCTCGGATCTTTGCATCGTTATTCTATGGGAATGTGGGCTCTTGTTGTGTTGAACCCTGTTAGGACGACCACTACTGCTGCCCCTTTCTTGTACGTGAACATGTTTATGGGAGCCGCCGATGACTTCAAGCTCACTGTGTACGGTCAGAAGAACTACACTTTGATTGCTGAGATTGGCGTTCCACCCGGTCTCGCCGACGAGCGCGAACTCCCGGATTTGGTTTCAGATGACGACGAAGACAGCGACGATGACGACGAAGACGATGTCTCTTATGAGTACCAGATGATGTCCTCCAGTGACGCTAATGGTGCAACTGGGGTGACGTTTTCCGAAACGTCAGCTGTTGCTCCACTGCGCGACAACGCTCAGGAGGTCAAACGCACTTCACATGCTGATTCGATGCTACCGGAGAACCAAATCAGCTTCACGTCGCTGGCCCAAAGGCCACAGCTGGTTTCCACTTTTAAGTGGAACGTCGGCGACGCGAAGAACGTCGAGATTTTCTCTGGCAGAGTGCCTTGGGATTTCATCATTGGTTCCAACGTGGCGCCTTTCAAGCAGTTCCAGTACTATCGTGGTAGTCTACACGTGACAGTCAAGGTTCAAGCAACAGCGTTTCACACGGGGACTCTGATTGTTTACTTCGTACCTTTGACTTCAGACGCGGAGATAGACGCCCACCACGTCAGCAGCGTGCCCAGTAAGACTATCGTGCAGCACCAATTTCTTGTTGCTTCGGATTCTAACACTGTCACGTTGAATATCCCTTTTCATCAGATTCAGTCTTGGCTGAACACTGATGATCAAAGGATCGATTGTGGTGGACTACGTGTTGCAGTCTTCAACCCCCTGGTCGTCGGTGAAGGCCAATTGGACAACGCAGAAGTTTCTCTGTTCGCGTCGTTCCCAGATTCACAGTTTAAAGTCATCAATCCTGATGCTTTTCCTACTGTGCGATTCAGAGAAATTGGGTGAGAACCCAC